ATTCTTATACGCATTATCGTTCTGACCGTTATTAAGAGTAAAGTGTTCAGTTACTGTAGTTCCTGCAGCGCCAGATTCAATGTCGGCGTATGAATCACCGCTGCTACCCTTCTTTACGCTGACGATACGGATTACATCTGATGCACCAAGGCACCAAGGTCCGCTAGTGCCACCACCACCGCTGGTATCGAGAGTGGTATATGCATTCTCGACTAAAGTCTTATTGACTTCATCGCCCGCAGCAAGTGCAACATCAACCTTAGCATAGAGTAGAACCGGAGTCGCGCCAGCAGCATTGCCAGAGAAAGTGATGGTAAGCGTATCAAGTGGACTACCCGAAGAAACGACCGAAGTCGCTGATGTTAAATCTAGGACTTCACCTTCTGTGACGCCACCGTTCAACGTTGCGTCGGTTGTTTGTGCTACGGCGATTAACTGACTTTCAATCTCAGAATCAGGCACCGTTCCTGAAGATAACTTGAAGGTTTCGCTGGTCGGAAGAGTGAATGTTGCTGTGTTGTTACCAGCAGATACTGTCGAAGTACCGACCTGTTTCAAGTAGGAATATGAGAGTGGAGTAACTGCCGACAATGCTCTGGCGGGAAGTCTGAATAGAGAAGTATTGTTTGCAGTGGATTGCAGCGCAGTTGTCGCTGCGGCAACGTCAGCATGACCACTGTCTGTTCCATTGCTGTAGTAGATACCTCTTACATTAGCAAAGTCATTAGCACCCATCTGGATGTCGTAGAGATACATTCTCCAAGTTGTGCCAGCAGCACCATGGTCGCCTGTTACGTGCGAGATTTGCTTTACTCTAGCAGTACCGAGTTGCGATCCAGGAGCAGTTGCGGGTGTTCCGTATGAATTGGTAATGAAACTCTTTTGAGCACCTCGTAAACTTACTACACCATCGCTCGACAAATCCCAAGATCCGCCGAGTTCGTCTACTTCAATGTAGTTTCCATATGTGGTGTTAAGAGAAAAGTTTTCAATTGTTTCAGTTGTGGTCGCTTTTAATACGGGAACATATTCAGTCTGAAGTGTCTCGTATTCAAATCCTTTAACGTATGCTTTACCGCTCTCAACACCAACCACAAGGTAATCTGAATTGCCACCTAAAGCAGATACTAACAGTCCATTATTAGTTCCGTCGTCAAGATGTTCCTTAACCAGAACCGGAAATGGTCTTACCGTATAGTTACCTGACTCATCATATGTTCTTCTTGCCAAAGTTTTACCGAGTTCGGCATAAATGTTAGTCTTATAGATTCTGGTTACGTTACCATTAGTAACATCGACCAATTTGTTAAAGTCAGAAGATGTTGTTTCGGTAGACAAATATCTAACGAGAGTGGTGGAAACCTTGTATCTATCAGCGCCTGGAGCAGTATAGTTGTATGATCCTTGCGCAGGATCTAGCAACGTTGCGTCATCATCGGCAGTAACAAATTCTTCCTGTAAGATCACACCGACTTGGCAAGTTGGGTAAATTGTATACTTAGAGAGAACTAAGGTTTGTTCAGAATGGTTAATGAATTTACCATTGATGTAAAAGATACCATCGGTTACTGTGACAAATGAACCTCTACCAAAATAGTTTAGCGTAAGATCAGTGGTGGAAGTTCCATTGTGGACGACAAAAGTATCTCCGTTTCTTCCAGTGTCTGTACTAGTTACTGTTAGAGTTTCACCCGAGGAAAAGTGCGATGCTACTGTAGATCCGTCGCCCGATGTGTACTGAATATAAAGAGTCTTAAGATCTCTAGCGGAACTGGTCGATCCAGTCTCAACACTTAAAATTCTGGCAGTCATACCAGTGGTACCACCTGTAATGGTATCACCAATATAATCATCAAGCGTAGCATTAGAAACATCAGCACTTGCAGCATCCAAGTCTGTAATTTTAATGAAGTCGCGTTGACTGACTGAAGGAATCGCACCAGCGACTGCGACACCATTGTTCAAGAAGTGGTCGCCGAACTTTCTAATTTGCTCCTGAAGCACTGTCTGAAGTTGCGTGAGTTCGCGAGCCTGAACAGCAAATCCAGGTTTAAACAGAATCCGATTAAAATTCTTAGTATCATCATAATCGTCATAATATGGTGATACGTTTAGATTCAGTGCCATATCTTTAATTCTCTCTTAAAATTTTAGAATTGCTCTAACTTTTTCCACTTGGTCTCTTTGTCTGGTTATAACTAGTCTATTGTCTAGATATATAATTTCACCTGACTTATTATCGACCTCCGGATCACTAACACTATTTATCGCGTATCCAGCAGTTCCAGCAATAGTTATTGTGTCTGCGGAGGCGAACCCAGTCGGTTCTATAATTGGCAAAAAGTATGCATTATATGTTCCATCACCAGGATCTTCTGTGTAGATATAAGTTAAACGACTGTTAGAATCTGAATCCACAGAAATCTCAGCATCAAATCCTGCAGCAACCAAGGCAGAATATGTTGCACCACCAACATTGGCGATATAGCAAGTAGTGCCAGATGCCAGAATATAAACCGATGATGTACCATATGCGTATGGGTTCTTGATCAAACCGAGTTGTCTGTAGTCATTGTTCAGGAACTGGTCGGCATTGTCATTGTCTAGATTCACAGAAATCAGAAGGTTTTTAGCGAACAGTTCTTTTTGTGCATTAGAACCATGACCGCCTCTTGGAGAAAGTATTGCTCTAAATGTCGCGCCAGTTCCAGCACCAACATCCTGAGTTATTGAGACTTCTGCAAAGGAATAATTCGTGCCCTGACTTGTAATAGTCACACCAGTAATAGTTCCAGAGTCACCGTCTATAGTCAAGGAAGCAGTCGCGTCAGACCCGTCGCCTGTTATTGACACGATCGCGTCGCCATCAATATAGTCAAGTCCACCAGAAACTATTTCGATTCTGTCAATCGTCCCAGGAATAGCAGAATCTTCGACTGCTTCATGCGAAGTATCTGTTTCAGTTCCACCTAGAGTAACTGTCGCCTCTGCGCCACTACCAGTATTTTCATCAGTAAATGTCAGATACGCGAAAGTGTATCCAGATCCTGGATTATCAATCGAAAGATTGGTAACTACGCCAGCAGTCAATGATGCAGTTACAACAGCACCCTGACCGTCACCATTGACAACAACAGTTGGTGCCGCAGTATATCCGCTACCACCATCATCGATAGTGATACTGTCAATTACACCATTAACATCAAACTCAGGATCCCCTGCTCCAACCACCTTTCTCACTGGAATGTAGTCAGCAGTCAGGAACTTGGTTTGATCCGCTACCGGAACTTGGAACATAAACTTCCAGAGATAACCGTCGTCAGTCTCGATAGTCGCTGTTGAAGTGCCAGTTGGTTTATTGACACTTGGTGAATTGTTGTTATTGCTAATACACTTGTAGACGTTAAATTCGTCTGTCATGACATAAAATGTTGCTGCCTCTAGCGTAGAAGCACCGCTATTTGATGTTCTAGACGGTGAATATGCATCGTCATACTGATCATAAACAGTATTAAGCACCCAATCTCTTCGATCAATACCTAGAACAACATCTGATGGTTCCACCTGCTTAACGAACAACTTGTTTCGATCGGCAGCTGCGATTTGATCCCTATTATCTATAGGAGTCGGGGGGGATTCTTCATCATCCCATTCTGTTGTCCTACCCACAAAGAAATAGTAGTAGTCATTCTCGTTGAAAATATCACGATAAAGACTTCTAGCTATTTCTGTGCGAGCAACTGATCTTAAGAGAAGTGCCATACTAATTTCTCATTACGAGATTGTGATAGTCCATGTGATTGTCATACTGTCATCTGCTGCCTTGTTGATGACAGAGAAAACCGTACGACAAAGCATTGTACCCGACGAAGAAGCATTGAAAATACCCGCTTCAGTCAGCGCACCTGTTCCAGTTCCTGCTGGGAACGAGGCAACATATTGAACGGTGTTCGTCGAAACTGTGGTCGAGTCGAGAGCAACACGAGAACCTGATACTGCAGCGGCAAGAGTGGTATCACCCGCTGCAGCTGCAGTGGTGCTGGTACCAACTTCCATGTGCGACATTTCATTAGGTCTACCAGTTTCCTTCATACGCGCAGAAATAAAGTTAAGACCTGTGTTAACTACGAGGTTAGGAACTGTCATTTCTGTCTTGACATTCCCATCCGCATCCTTTACGAGAATTTGCAACTCACCAGTCGCACCCGTAATTTCTTCCTTGATATTAGGCATTTTTACTTTCTCCTAAGTATTAAAATGTAAAGTTAGATCCAAAGGTATCTCCGGAATCGCCGACACCCGAAATGTAACCAGATTCAACAAAATTTTGAATGTTTATGATTCCTGAATCAGTTATTCCTAAAACTTCTGCTAGACCTTTATTTATAACAACTCTACTGCTCTCAGCAACACCAATTAGATCTCCTGATTCTCTATTGTAATCAACCTCTGTAAAGATCAACTCACTAGCATCACCAGTATCTGTCTTGACAAGTTGAAGTATTCTACTAACTGATTCTGAGGTTGTGATACTATCTGTTAGGAATTGACCTCGTGCCATGGCAATCTCATCAGATATTGTGCCAGAATCTGTTAGAATCAAATCCGGAAGTTCTTTGGCGATAACGTCGCTTATAGAGACGGAATCAGACAGAGACTTAAAGATTACATTTGAGGTCGCTTCTGATGTTGTTGCTACATCAGACAGACCCTTGCCGAACAAGAAGTTGTTAAGCGTATCAGTCGCATTGGTAATTTCAGATTCGCCGTTAGAAACTGAAATATCTATTGCATCGCTGACACCGCCATCACCTACCACATAACCATCTTCGACATAATCTTCGGCAAAATATACTGCTACGATATCATCCGAGAAGAAGAAATTGCGTTGTATTTGTAGAACGTCGCTTATCGCAGTGCTGTCCAACAATACCTTGCTGATATTGAATGCTGGTTCTTCTACAACACTCAAGGAATCTGAAACAACCTTTTCGAAGTCGATAGAATCAACATCATCTGTTGCACCAGATGTGGCATCTGCCAGAATTTTGTTGAACAGAACTGAAGATGTTTCTGATGCGCTGCCAGAATCTGCGACTGGTTTGAAGTAATCAACCTCGTGCGTCTCAGTCGGGAATACTTCATCGTCAGGATCAAATTCATAGAAGTGAATGTTGCCACCAATTCCAATGTTACTCGCAAAGTCTGCGGTCTGGGTAATGATAAGTTCGCCGAATACTTCTGTACCAGCAGGGTGTAAAGTTTTCTTGAGAATATCTAACCAACGAGAACTTTCTACGCCAGAACGAATTACATATGAATAATCCTGATAATAGAAATTGTCTTGTAAGTAGTTCGCATCAGATATCTTACCTCGCGAGTCTTTCCAGTAACCAGACTCGACTCTCAGAGGTCCTGTGGTTAGAAGGAAAGTCGCTATACATCCAGATATTGGGTGCGTGTATTCTACTGTAAATGTCTCTAGAGTGAAACCAAACCCAGGATTGAATATTTCCGCTGCAGTAGGACAACCATCACTATCAATCGCGGTAATCTTAATAATCGCATTGTTATTACTGAACGCTTCGGTATAATCTTCAGCGAAATAATCAATCGCATATGGTTCAGCACCTTCGTTGATGACGATCAAGTCTCCAACTTTGAACCCACAGGGTGGTGTTCCAGTGCAACTCTGCACTGTTACAGTGGACAATTGCCTTTGCAGATATCCGTAAACTGGTGTCAGAGTTCCAGTTTCGTGTAGGTGAGTTCTAATACTATCTGAGTTGAGGACTAGTGATGTTCTACCCGAAACATAATCATCACCCTCTTCATTGACAATAATGTGAGAGATGGTATTCGTCGAACTGATTACCGCTCTACCAGTAGCACCAGTTCCGGAGTCGAGAGAAATAAATTCTACGTTCGGAGCAGCATAGAATCCATTACCTTCTTCGACCATTGGTCTAGAAAAAGTCTGCGTTCCAGTTCCTGCGCCAGTTAGATCTATGGCAGTTCCTGCTTGTGCATTAGTAAATGAATTGGCGAGTTGTATGGTTGTGCTGTTTACTTCAATTACATAATATGTCTTGAGTTGGGTCAATCCTCCGATAGAACTGCCGCTGCCCTCGTATTGATACAGAACAACATCACCAGTTGAGTAACCATGCGCTGATATAGTAATCGTATTGTTTGATACGTTTATATCAGATGGTTCGAAAGTTTTGTCTACACCATAAATGCAGTGCCCGATTCCAGAACCTGCGCTTATGTCTATGGCAGTTCCCGCCGAAGCATTCGCTGATGTGGTCGCTAATTTGAAATTATCGTCATCAACTCGTATGATGTAATATAAATCTCCGTCGGTAAGACCTGAGATTGTTGTTCCTCCACCATCATGATAGATGACTGGATCACCAGTTATAAATCTATGCGAAGGAACAGTAATCGTATCTGAGGCAGAAGTTACGCCGGAATTGCCATCAAAGTTAACTAGATTTTCACCAGTTATAGCCTTAACAGCACCATCTAGAACTATTAAATTGCCCTCAGCACCCGCTCCTGGGATTTTGAGATCATACGATCCAGGAAGATCAGTTTGAATTTCATAAACTGGAGGATCAGTATACGCGAGTTTAGTTACGTTAGTAACTGTCGCTTCAACAATATATGGAACTACGATAGAACCTGAGTTCTTATAGTAATGAACATCTACAATCTTGCCCTTTAGATCGAAGATGTTTCCTGATGGCGCATTGCTGTGTGCAACGTCGACACCACCAGCGACAACTCTGAATACAGTATTCTTTACCCAAATACCATCAGATGCTCGCAAAACGTATCTAGTCGGATAGAAAATTTCAATTGATTCATTGAATAAGATTTTGAACAAAAGTTCTACTGAATCTTCAGAACCCTTAGACTCATAAAAATCTCTAACAATCTTTACGAGTCTGCGTAGTCCGATTTCAGTATTGATCGGAAACTCGCTCGCAAATTGTTTTCTAAAATATTCGACGAAGACATCTGCGGTTTTGTCTATGTCCGAGAACGATGCCATGTTCAAAAGAACATCATTCGCCTGTCCAGTTTGATCTAGAAACCTGTAGTAACCCTCCAAGAAGTCGACGAAACCGCTGTGTTCGACTTGTATAAATTCTGGGAGTTGCCTCTGAATAATATGTTCTAATTTTTGTCTATAATCTAGTTCTTCAACGATTGCAGTAATATCAGCACCGACACCAGTAGAATCAGATATCGAAACTATTGGAGCAGAAAGGTATCCACTACCTTGGTTTGTGATAGTTAAACCAGTAATAACCCCACCCACGACTGTCGCAGTCGCAGTAGCGTTCTGTCCATCGCCACCGACTATTGTTACTGTAGGAGAACTACTATAACCGCTACCGCCGCTATTAATAGTAAACCCAGTAACTACCTTGTTTATTGGTGGGATATACGCCATCTTTTTACTGTGCTTCGATATCTACTGTGGTTCCAGGAGGTATTCCTGCTGCGTCATTGACATTACTTGTGTCTTGTTTCAATATTGTATTTCTAGAAACATATTGAACGTCTAGATCTCCAGGTTGTGTGCTAGTTAAGACTCTAGAACTTATTTGAGTGGTGCTGTTCTGCGGTTTCACATAAATTCTAAGATTGGTTGCGCCGCCAAGGAGAGAAGACACATTAATATCAGGAATTACGATTTTACCTGTTAGATAATTTACAGTTCCAAAGTTAGTGCTGAGAACCGAGTCAGTCAAATATTCTTTAAGCACCAATGTCCCCGTTCCTTCTGGGTCTGGTGGATTGACGTCAGGAACATCATCAATGTAGACTGTCTTGGTTTGACCGCTCAACACAGTGGTAAATCTTGTGCTGAACAGAGTATTAGGTTCCAGTTGAACGTGGAAATTCGGATCTAACTTATAATTTACGCTGTTCAGAAGACTAGAGAATCTTTTGCTGAGAGTAACATCTAATTCGTTGGTTAAATAAGCAGAAGAGTCGCTCTGAATCTCAGCAGACAATTTTGAGAAGTAGAAACTCGCTGCCAATTTATTCAAATTTAAATCGCAGTGGTCGTCAATAATAGTTCTAACAGCAGATTCTATCTGAGTAGAAGTTCTGGTAGTAAATCTAGGATCGTATCTTACGGTCGAGTCGATTTTTATATACGTATACTCAGGATCCACAAAATTCGGTTGAATCGACACGATACCACGTGGTCCGATAATCTCTCTTGCAATAGTATCTCTATCTGCTTCTGTGATGACAGATCCAGCGACAGGATCTAAGCAGATAAAGACTCTACCGTAAATCGGAGGATCGTTCTCTTCGCCACCCCAAACAGTTACTGAATTAACTGAAAAGTTCTGTTCAATTAGGGTTTTATAGTCGTCTTTCGTTACTGCTCTGTCTCTAGTTGCATTGAATTTAGGAGCACGAAAACGAATTTCGTCTATGGTTTCTCTGTCGCGACCATTGGATGCTCTGTTATTTACTGTGTATGTCTTAGTTTCGCCGCTTCCAGCAAAGACCGTATTATTTGTAAACTGATTTATGCCATTCGCTGCTTTGCCGTTGGATACAACATAATCTATAATGACGATGTTGCCAACTTCGAGTTTCTTGCCAATTACATCATCACCGAATACTAATTGAACAAGACCATCTGCGGTTTCTTCGACCCAGAAAACCTTAGAATCATTGTCGATATTGAGGTAATTAGATGCAGCAGACCACTGAACCGTGGTCGGATCGCTTGAAGAATTGATGACATCAACTGTAATAGAGGAAGTATCACATCTAGGATTTGGGATTACTATAGGACCAGATGTGATTGCAGTGTCGACTGTAACGGTCTTGTTTAACCGTGTTCCCTCAATAAGAGTAACATCAGAAATAAGAAAAGTTTTTTGCCCGCCTGATTGTGAAATGACAGTTCCGGTGTAATCAGTTAGTGGAACAAAAGAAAACTTTCCGCTAGTATTTGTATTCGTTGGAGTCGATGTTCCGACAAAAATAGTTGTGTTCGGCAAAGAAATAGTATTTCCCGAGAAACCGACTGGCGCAACTACTTCGATATCAATATTTGCTCTGGCACCAGTCGCTGAACGTGGAGTATACCCTAGAGACTTGGCAAGAGAAAGAATAGACGCTCTCTTAACTGCGCTGTCAAGAAACATTTCATTCGCAACAAGATGCGAGAAGATCGCATTATAGTGGGTATTGTATGCAAGTGTGTCGAGCAGAACCGACATGGCAGAACCCTCGAAATCATAATCCGAGAACTCATCTTGACTTGCTAAGAAGTTTTTAAGATTTTGCCGAATAGCAAAATAATCTAATTCTGTTACTCTTAATTCTGCCATTATCGTAGTCTCTTAAGAAAGGTTGAATATGTCACAGGATTGGGTAACCCAACCACGTAGAAGAATATAGACACTTCATAACCATTCGAATCAAAATTTGGATTCACATTAACACGAAGATCCCTTGCTCGAGGTTCGAAGTTCGTGATCAAGAAGAAAATTTCTTGCTCCATTCGATTCGCCAAAATAAAGTCCATCGGTTCAAATAGCATCTCATAGAGAGGCGAACCGAGTTGATATTGAAACTTTCGCTCGCCCTTTGCGGTTAGGAGCAAGGTCTTAATTGCTTGTCTAACTGCATTCAAGTCATACTTTCTCGCAACATCACCTGTTCCTGGTAATGCCGAGAATGACAGATCAATATCTTTGTATATTCTTAGAATATCGGACATACGTTTATTTATAATGATTTTTCTAAATTAGTATGACTTAAATGTTCCATCAGAAGTTACTCTCTTATGATTATACATCGTAAAGTGTTGATACCTCTGAGAACTCTTTGTATGATCAAAAGACAGATGAATCCAGTGACTGCGTGCTGTAAACTCTAACAAGCATTGGTCATATGGAACATTCTGCACAATCCACTTAGCAATATTTATGTGCTCTTTTCTGCTATATCCAGTAAACGACATATCTACTGCCATACCCTTCAAGTGCTGAGAAGTAGTGGATCCACCCTTTGGAATGAAATCTCTAAATCCAGAAGTGACGATAATGGCGGGATATTTCGCTTTGATTTTATCGAGACAGTTAACCGCAAGACAACGTAGGTTTGTAACCATGTCCTGTCTGGAGAATCCTCCATACGAACGGATGCGCTTTGTGTTTCCTTGACCGAATGCAACCTGCCCCAGATTCCATCTTTCTGACAACTTGAAACTCTTGTTGTCTGCGCTTCTAGAATCTATCGGAGGCAATCCTGCTTTCGAACATGAGGTCGCGGCGACTCTATTGCTGGTCACATCTTCTTGGCCTTCACCTGGAGGTGCGCTGCCGTCAGATGCCTCTGCTGTTTCTCGATCAGCAATACCGTCGTCACCGTCGTATGCAAAGTCGGTTGATGCCGCTCTCGCGCTAACATATTCTGGAATCTGTGGTTCTGTGCTGGTCGATGGTGGGATAGGATCGGGCAGAATAGTCGGGTATACTGGTCTCGGCGCAGACGCAGGAGTATCAACGCTCGCTGATGTTGGACCAGAAACAGTGAGGTTGTGATCACTACCGCCATTGGTGCCAGTATCCTTACCAGTTGCCTTCAGATTTGTTGAACCAGCATTCAGAGTTGTGATATTTGCAGTCGTGACATCGATAATCGGGGTGTCAATCTTAGAACTTATAACACCAGATGGTGCCAACAGATCTATATTACCGCCTGATTCCAGAGACATCCTAGATCCAGTTGATACACCGATCGCACCAACTGCAGACATAGCATATTCACCTGCCGATGCCATATTAATACTTTGCGCATCCAGACTGAATTTATTAGTACGGATATTGAAGTTACCGCCTACGTGTAGATGGAAATCATCTCCAGTAAAGAACTCGATCTTTCCATGAGAATCGATTCTGGTTTTCCCGCCAACAGAAATGTTAGCATCATTTCCAACGTAGATATTGCAAGTACCACCTACGTGAACGTTCGCCTTTCCTTCAATAGAAATAGTTCCATGTCTATCGATAATGGTATAACTATGCCCAACGATTCTGGTAACTTGAGAACCATCTGGTCCAGTTTCCGTGAATGTTCCAGATCTATGCTGTAGAGAAATTCTCTCTGCGCCAGGAGTATCATCAAACTCCTGCATGTGCCCAGACTCTGATTGATAAACTTGGTTGTGCGGATATCTTGCGTTAAATTCGCTCTTTGGTTGGGAAATAGTTTCGCCAGATCTACCATTTACCACTTTATTTCTTGCGACAGAAGCATCATTCTGACCGTGTGTTGTTTGTTCGTATGGTAATCTAGCCTCATCTCTACCTATTGCTGCTGGATTAACGTCTGAGTTCTCATTCTGTAGGAAGTCTTTTCTAGGATAAATGTTATTTGGATCTGAAAATCCACGACCAGGAAGTGTTTCTACGAACTCCTCATTAGATGGTTGGTTTGTAATTACTGGATTCATAACCCCAGAAGCAGGTTCTAACTGACTCGGAAGTAAGGTTTCTATACCTTTATCGATAATCGAAACTGCATCAAGCGCATCATTAAAGATTCTATCTGCTCTGCTACCGACGTTGAAATAGTCAAGAGAACTTTTACCATTACTGCTGGATCTGATCACACCCTTAGCAAATTTTAATGCAGTATCGATGCCCTGTCCGTTAGCGACAGACAATAACCCCATAATTGTATCAACTGGTGTATTTCGATTAATTAATCCTGCCGAGGTTAACGTTTTAATGTTTCTATCCAACAGACCAATCATGGCAGTATTCTGTGCGGTTACATCATTCAAGAAACCAAGTGGTCCACCACCAAGTTTGGTGTTTGAAGATTCCAATGTAGATTGCGCAGACTGCGTTTGTGTATTCTGAAATGTAGAAATTAAATTTTCAATTTCAGAAAATCTTTGCTCAACGAGATATGGAGCAGGAACTTCCTTAAGATCTGCCAGTTTAATATCTATTTCTCGTTTCAATGCATCAATCGCAGAACTTGTTCCATTTGCGAAACTTGTTGTTTCAGTAGCAACTGGACTTGGGAGACTAGACGCATTCGGAAGATTGTTTTTTATAGAATCTAATTGTGTTGAGATATTTCTTGAAAGTTCGTTTATCGTGTTAGATTGCTTAGATAGAAAATCGGTTCCTGGTGCAGATGAGTTAAGTTTCGCGAGAATATTTGTCTTGACACCACCAAGATTATTCGTTATATTCGATGACACTGAATTGATAGTTCCAGTTGCAGTTCCGACCGCAGAAGATACTAAATTTGCCGCAGATCCAACGGGTGCTTTCCACACACTTGGATCTGCCAGCGCACCGAAATTCAGATTGTTGGCAGCAGCAAGATTGACATTGTCTGGTAAATATCCACCGATCTTATCCTTGAGCGTATCCACAAAACTACCATGAACGTTTTTACCGAGGGGCCCCAGTGAAAATCCACCCG